CATAAAGGACGAGGCTGAATTGCTCAAGGAGAGAAAGGCATACTGGTGGCAACTACAAATGAATATGCTAGTAGCCGGTAAGGAAGAAGGTATGTTCATATCTTACGATCCTCGCATGGATGGTAAGAACAAGATGGCAATAATTCCCGTACATTTGCAGAGCAACACAAAGGAAGTTATTGATACCGTTCTTGAGAAGGCAGTAGCTTATAAGAAACACTTAATAGAAATACTTACAAATAGATGATTTTAGACGATCACAAGAAACACCAGATCATTGCATCTGTTATCCATGCCAATGCCTTTATTAATATCTCTGACCACATAGGCCCTCCCTTTTGGGAGAAGGAGGTTAAGATGAAGGGTAATCAATTTATCAAGGCTGCTGAACAAAAGTACAAGGTGTTAGCCACTGCCCTCTTTGATATAGAGGGTGGAGGTTTTTACCTCAAGGCTTTAGAGGATGCCGAGGAATTGGTTCAGGAGATCGCCACTCTACCATGGTTCTCGTATCATGACGTTGTACAAATCATTAAAACTTACAAACATGAACAAGCTCTTCAACAAGCTAAGGCTATTAAGGAAGAATTGGACAATAAGGATAAATAAACAGGAGTTGGCTATAGTCTCTATAGCCTTCTTCTTTCTCATCTTATTTGCCTTCTTGCACTTACGTAGCGTAAAAAGAAAACAGGACAACACTCTATACGAGAACAACCTTAAGAAAGAAATACAGGACAAACAGGAAGAGATAGACAGACACAAACAAAACATTGTTGATCTCCAGAACAGAATGTCCACACTTAAGGGAGATGTAATCTTCATAGAGAGTAAGGAACAAACGAATAAAAATAAATACAAAGATGAAAAAAGGTATATTGATCTTGCTACTCCTAATCAGCAATCAGGTCTTCTCTCAACTAACCTCGCAGAGTTCAAGGATCTTGATCGGGAGGGATACTTTGACTTGCCTTAAGACTGAGGATGTCAAGATAATCAATAAGGTATTTGCCTCCGAGAAATTCTACCGGTCCATGTACAAAACAAATATGGAGAAGATAGACAATCTTAATGAGCAGGTATCCTTGGCTGAAGATATTGCCAATCAGTATATGCTCTCACTTGAGGCAAAGGAAAAGCAATACGAGAATCTTAATCTCCTATACGATCAGAAGTCCATGGATTACATCTCTTTAGAGGATGAGTACTGGAAGATGAATGGTAAGAGATGGGGATGGAAGACAGCTACGATCCTTGGCGTTCCTGTAGCCTTTACAGGGGGTATTTTATTAACTGCTAAACTTTTAAAATAAAAAATATATGCAACCACTATTTGATCGAGTTAAGTTTAAACTTGTAACGAAGAAAAACATTCAGTCTGATGTATTACACACTGACTTTGTATCTCGCAACGTGCCTGATGAGGGCATTGTAATCTCTATGGGAGAGGAAGTAACAGAGGTTAAGATGAATGACCGTATTAAGTTTGCCGATAAAAAGGTGACGTGGATAATGGAGAATGATGTTAAGTACGGTTTAATCGCTCAGGGAGATATACTTCTTGTAATAGAAGATGAAGACGTACAGAAGGGTTAAATATTGGACCGGTGTCGCTATCGAGAAAGGCTTATGCTTTAAGTGGGATGGCGAAAACAATATGGTTCATTTCGATGGCGCAAGGACAGGCTTCTTCCACTCATGGGGCTTCTCAAGTGGAGAGTCTGTCGCTATCGTTGAATCTGTGGATGGTGATCTTCACCTAGTTGATCCATCCTTTATTAAATTTACATACTCGGATAGTGTCTCAGAGTCCCTCAATGAGATGCTACACTTTATAGATGATGAAGAGAATAGACAGAGGGTTATTGATATTATATTTAAGATGAAGGAATGAAGGTAAATGTAAAACCATGAAAGTGGTTTTACTATCACCTTCTACTCACAATAAATTATTTTTTATACTTCAGGTAAAAATGCTTTCTGCAAAGATTTTTCGAATGATGTGGTTGATCACACTCTTCCATTAAACACTTTCTTACAGTTCTGTTATCTTCTATAGAATCAAGCATTCCCCAATTAGGAATAACACCTTTATTTTTAGATATTGCATTATACCTTTTTGAGTCTATTAATTCTAAAACAACATCAGGGTAATATTTACTCATTCTTTTCAGCTTCGTTTTAGATTTATTATCCATCCAACCTTTTACCTCTATATAGTATATACTCCCGTCATTATTTGTAATCCTAAAATCAGGCAAATAAGACCTAACACCTCTCTTAATTGCATGAAACCAAAATGTTTCAGGCTCATGTTCCCAGGCAGCTATTTCTTTATTTTGTTTTAAAAATTCTAAATACGAAGCAATATTAGCTTCCCAAGAAGATCTTGCAAAAAAAATATTACCGCCTATTGATATAGTACCTTTTTTTGATTTACTGTATATGCTTGACGCACTGTTTTTTAATCTGTAATTCATTAGTTTTGACATTCTGTTAGATACTCGCTGTCTATATTCAAGGCTGTTTAGTATTGAATTTGGATCTTGCCACATTTTTTTTGAACGCTCAGACATTTTTTTCTTTAAATCTTCGCTGTGTGTCTTACCCAACATTCCTCTAGGATGCCCATTTTCTTTTATCCATTTTTTGTTTGTTATGGATATTCTTATTTTATCCTCTTCGCTTGTTATTCTAAACCTATCAAATTTCTTCGTTTTAACTAACTTTTTCATAAGTGCAGAATGCTCAGGTCTTTTTTTGCCTCTTTTTGATTCTGCTGCTCTTTTTTGAAAGTCAATAAAAAAATTAGATTTTCTATTTATTCTAAGTCCTAAAATTGCTGCTTTTGTTCTTATTTGCGATTCAGGTTTATTTAACTGTTCGCAACACCACATTTTTCCTTTTTCTGGGTAATTTTCTATTAGGAAATCTATTTCTTCTTGAGTAAATGCCATATGTAAATATAATCAAGATTCTGTCAATCCACTAAAAATAACATAAAAAAATATAACTTCCTATTCTTTTTTAGTGCTTTTTCCATTACGCCCATTTCTCGCGCGGTTAGTTGATTGCTTTTCTCGTACTATCACTCCTTTCTTTGTATGGCTCATGTCCTTACCATCCTTATTTCCAGTTGTGCCGGCCTTTCGGTTAGCCTTGTTCAATTCTGAACGATACTTACGCCTCTCTGGTGTAGAGTGATATTCCTTGTTATACGCATCTTTCTTAGCCTTCGCCTTTGGATTAGACTGAAAGTATTTGGCACTCTCTGATTTGCCTTTTTTAGTACCTGTTAATGAGTTTCTCATGTAACAAATATACATATAAAAATGTTACAAGCCTTCTGAGTAATATGCTATCTTGAGCATCTCGTAAAGCTTGAATACATAAGCCCAACGGCTATCTTTCTGTAACAGTTTTTCTCTCGACAAGGTATGCCAATCTGTGTGATACTCCGCATTGACAAAGATGATGTTGGAAGGGTTGAGACGATAGGCAGGAAAAGCTCCCTTACCAAGGATGTGAAAACAGATTGATGGAGAGAACTCCAACTCTCTTCCTGTGACGTAACAGCGATGTTTTCGAGTCTCCCATAGATGTTTGAAGAGATCCATCTCTCCGGTAGCCTTGTACTTTTTCTTGAACTGAGTTCTCTTGAGACCTTTTGACTTAGGTTTCGCATCCTCTCTGTAGTTCTTACAGAATGTACGGTTAAAATCCGTACAAAAACACTCTTCGGCTTGGCACTTCATTGGCGTTGTGTTTAAAACAAATAAGGAGGATTGCTCCCCCTTATCTGCCCTTAAATCAATAATCAATAAATCTATGAAAGATAAAACAATGATGACAAATATACAAAACTTAATTCTGCAATTGCAAATGTTTTATCATTTATTTTTCAGCAACCTCTTCTCCGTTTTGCGCCTTGGCAATGTCGTTGAAAAAGTTGATGAGAGGGATGCCGTACTTAACAGGCATCTCCTGGATAAAAGCATCAAGCTGCTTCATTTGTTCTGGGGTAATTACAATGTCCTTCATGTTATTTGTGTTTGAGCAAATATACGATTAAAAGGTTGTAATTACAACACCTATTGCGTTTGCTACGCATTGCTCTACCCACGTGTTGTCCTCGCCCCACGCTGTAAATTCTTCTTCGGTCAAAGTGTAGTTGCCATTGCTCAAAACAGCGCCTTCGTTCGTTTTTAATTCGTAATAGGTAGTGCAAGTTGTTGCGTCTGTTTGGAAGTTCAAGATTAGAACTGTCATTTCTGTTGCCGTTCCCGCATTTAGTGGGAAGGTGATTGGTTGAATTTTAGCCATTGTAATTATATTAAAGTGAATGTTTTTGTTACTCCGCCTATTTGCATTTTTATGTTAGTCCCATCAAACCAAATGTCTCCGTTAACAGGTGAGGTAGGTGCTGTTCCGCTTGGTATTCTTAACGATGCTTTAGCCGTTGTAGATGCACCAAGAATTGTTATACCACTTGATACTTCAATTGCTCTAAAATCTGCTGCTGCTGTTACTGTTGGATTTATATGTAAACATCTTGTTATTCCGTTCGCGCCACCTGTTTGGTTGATGGTAGGATTAACAACCAACAACGATAACGAACCATTTCCACTTATAGGGTTGAAATTATTATTTATCTGTACTTGATCATACTGATTTGATGTATGATTAACAGAAAAACCATTACCTAATCTTATTCCATAACCATTACCCACATTTGACACACTGCTTTCTAAATCCATTATTCTTAATCCATAAGGGATTCCTGATGTCCAATATGCAGATATTGTTTTTACTGCTGTTCCTGCACTGCTATTCCAAAGTCGTATATTATCTTGAGCAGTTAATACACCCGTCACCCTCGCCGTTCCATTCACATCTAACTTGTAACCTGCGTCTGTAAAAGTTCCTCCGTTTTGGAGGAGAAGGTTGCCTGTAGTAGCAAAGAATTGTGCGTGTTGTGAAGTGCTTCCAACAAAGAATTTTAATGGCGATGAAGATGAAACTGTTTTCAGTTGTGTTTCTACCGATGATGCAAATAAAACATCAATGTCTCCCCTTTTTAAGTATAGTTGATTAGTAAAATTGACAGAGGCGTTACCTACTAAATTAATCCAATTATTTTTAACCCCTGTAAAAGCACCATTTGTAAAAGTTGGATTAATTTCTAATCCTACTAACACATCACTATTCGCTGAAGCAATAAGTGTAGGTTGTAAGTAATTTCCTCTCGCTATTGCAGTTGCAGCAGTTACGCTACCTACTGAATGAATAATTGCTGAAGGCGTTGCAGTTCCAATACCCAACCTACTATTCGTATTGTCCCAAAAGAAGTTAGCTGATTCTTGCAATACATTGCCCGTCCCTTCAAACAACACACGACCTACCGTTCCGCTTGTTATTGGTGTAGTGCCTACCGTTAAGCCTGTCGCTATCGTGAATGTTCTATCTGCGCTTAAGTCTTGTGTTGTGCCGTTAATGGTCAGCGTTCGCGTTGTTGGGACCTTGCCATCTATCTGAGTTTGAATTGAGGAAGTTACTCCGTCTAGATAGCCAAACTCCGTGTTGTCAACTGTTCCTGCTCCGATTTTAGCGGCGTCGATTCCGCTAGGAATTATGGAAGCCGTCAAAGAACTATTAGTCCAATAACCTGCCGTGGCATCGTATCTTAATACTTGCCATGTTGTAGGAGCATTGATGTAAACATTATGAAGTTCATCAAGCTCGTACCCATTATCACACTTAACATATATTTTTCCATGAATAGCGTGAGCATATTCTACATATCCAACCACTACAAGATGGTCGGGAGCTACAGGCTTTATATTTGTTAACTGACCGGCTACTGTTGGAGAGAGGTAGAGGATATCACCATCTACCCACGTTTCTCCTTGAAGAGATCCTGTTGTATTAATCTCCCTAACATTACCAATAGTGGTTATGAATCCCTCCTGATTATTATTTATCGTTTCAGTTACAAGACCTATTGTAGTAGCTGAATTTATATCGCTGTCGGCTAATGCAAGTTTAACGGCTAGACGTTGGCCTGCTGCCCCACCCTCGCTAACAAGCCTCAAACGAACCGCCTGATAGTTAGCCTCAAGTAAATCTCCACCACTCTTATTTACAGCTCTTATGAGCATCTCCTGACCTACCTGAAGGGTTACATTACCTCCCTTTAATCCAAGGTCAGCAGTACCATCAGTATCATTCCAACGCATTACAGCAACACCTGCTGTTCCTGTTGGAGTTTGGTCCAATTCTAACTGCCCTGCTTTAAGCTCAAACTCTCCTAGGTCTACATTAGTCGTTGCTCCTGTGTATGGAACATAACCAGTTAATGCAGGGAAGGTTGCTAAAGAACCATCACCTCTTATGTACTGAGAAGTTGTTCCTGTTGGATCGTCAAACTTTGCGTCTAGGGCGGCTTGCAAATCGGTCTGTGCAGCGAGAGTTCCTGTAATAGAACCCCAAGCAACTGTTGCCGTATCGGTTAAAGAAACGTAAGCTGCACCATCCCAAACGTATGGCTCAAACGTACTCATGTCAATATAGATGACATTAGCCGATCCGGTTACTGGGAATAATGCAAATGTTGCATATTGCTCTACTCCTGTTGATACCAAAAGTTGGTAGGAAGTTCCGTCCCAGTAGTACGCACTATTATCTGCCTCGTCTATATATATTACTGATTGAGTACCTGTTACCGGAAAAGAGGCGAAGTTTGGATAAGCCGCAACAACACCTCCCACATATGTAGGTCCAGGAGAGAATCCTTGGAATACCTCGGAGGATAAAAAATCAAATACTTCAAAAACCCTATCGTTATAGTTAGGTCCTGTACTCGTTGTATCTATTGGAGTGTATGTAACACTTGTCGTGCTGCCGATAATCTCCTGCAAATTAAATAGTTGAAAAGAAATCGTATTGCCATTATCTGTAAACTGTATCGTTCTAGCATTGTTATTCTCATACCCAATAGAGATGGAGTTCAATGCACTAAAAGCCCCAATGACATTGGAGCGATTATACAGTTTAACCATCCCTGAGGACAGCCTTTCAATCCTAGTTACGTTCTTATTTGACATTAACTTACAAGCATTAGTACTGACGCAATCTCATCTTCAGATGCGTTAATACAAAAGTACTGAAAATTACCGTATTTATCAGCCATAGTCTGACTAATTTTTCCGAAGGTTGAACTATTTACACCGTGGCTTATCATTTTGCCAATCACGTACTTAGCATCTGTGTGAGAGCGAGAGGTTGACACAATAGGTTCCGGCACATATACCGGGGGGATTACCTCCTCTCTTCTACTATCACTCTCTTCTTGTACGTTATTTTGTACATCAATTCGAGTGGCCTTTCTTTTTTTAAAGCTTGACTTGATCTTATTGTAATTTGATTCTCCGTAGAGGAACTCAAAGAACTGCTTAGTTGTTACCCTCTCCGACTCAAACTTCTTCTGAACTTCTTCCAGAGCCTGGCCGATAGGGAAATTAAGGGGCTTACAATACCTACGAAGAGACTTAATAGTGTCGCACTTAGCAACCATAATAGGATCCAAGGCATGATCTTCAGCCACCGTCTTCCATGACTTAACTTCATGATATTCTGTTGGTTTTTTATTCTTTTCAAATTGAAATTCTACAGGTATACCTAGTGCCGTACAGCACATTACAAGCAACTTTATCGTAGCTATGGCTGTAATCACCTCCCGTGGCCTTCCGTCATCACATATGGCTGTAAATGAGTCTGAGGATCTCTCAACTCCATTCTCTACAACACGGATAAAACCACTTACCCTAGCACTCTTGGGAGTTAATGTCTCCTCTTTAACTAGGGACCAGGAAGATGTAGGGCTGTTTAATTGGCTATTTAAGATCGTGTAGAGATCCATCAGAGCCTTCTCCTCTGAGGAGAGAGAGAAAGGTATTTTAAAACTCATGTGTGCTTTGTTTTTTATTGTTCTTCGGACGGTGTGTCATCCTTCTTCTTATATCGTGTAAAGATACTCTCAATAACTGTAAGTCCCAAACCTCCTCCTGCAATAACTAATAAGCCCTCAAACATATACTCCGGGCATTTATATTCTGTAAAAGTAGCGATATATGCCATTGATATACAAACAAGTAGAGATAGTATGGCACTAACCCTTTTAGAACTTGCATCTCCCTCAGAACTTAGCAGAGATTTTAACCATTTCATACGAACATTTTCATGATCATTTCCACAAGAACACCACCTAAAATTCCCATGCCTGTAGCTATACCAGCTATACGAGCTTGACTAATCTTTTGTCTTTGTATGAAACGATCATGTTGAGCCACCTTATCTACAAGGCCCTCAATCTTCATCTGCTCGTCTCCGATCAACACGTTATAAATACGGTCAATCTTCTTATTCATATCTTGAAGTTCTTCGTGTATCAATGTGATTTCCTGTTCAAAGTTCATAATTAACCGTATATTTCTTTAAACAACTTATCTGAATATGGTAGATAAACTGTCTTGCCACTTTTTTTCGTGGCGATTAATACTTGTTTTCTATTGTGAAGACGAGAGTAAGATACATGAACCCACTCCGGGTTTGATCCATTCTTAAACTCAGCTATTATTTGATCGAAATTAAGGTTGTCCTTTATAAACAGAAACAACTCCTTATTGTTGCTATGATTGAACACATCGCAATCAATATCAAGAGCCTCACCCTTCATGTGCTGAGATGTCTTTGAACCGCCCACAGCCTTGTTTAATTTAGGACTTCTATAACCTGAGGCAATCCCTAGAGGACCACCAATAAACTCACGGCATGGATCAAATATTTTCGTACACACTTCTCTTAGGTTATCTCTAACCTCTACTGGAGGGTTATTGTCGATGCCGAGACGAGAGGCTGTAACTGACTTACTGCACTCCTCTAAAGTAGCGTATTTACTTAAGACTGTCATTATCCAAATAAGTTTTCTTCTAACATTAACATTTCAAACTTGCTTCCCAAGTTGATGCCTTCTAGGATATTAATCATATCGCTATATTCAGCAACAGCTTTAGTCTGTTTAGTTCTGTATCCTTGAAGGAAGTCAAACACGCAGAGATCCTCTGTCTTAAAAATCTTCACACTCGTCTCTTCATACGCTTCGTATAGAGCATACTCCATTTCATAGGCTTGAGAGATTACATCAGATAGATTAGAGAAAGTTAAAGTAGGCTTTGCAATTGTCGGCAACTCTGGAGTTACATTCCAATTAACTAAGAAGTTTTCAATCTCCTTAGCGTGACCAAACTCGTCCTCAGATTCCTTGGCAAAGAAAGTACCTGCCTTGAAAAATCCTACATTATTACACCAGTTAGATGCAGAACGATAAAAGTAAGCAGCTGTAAACTCATCCTTCAAACGAGGGAGGAGTAAGTTTACAATCTCTGAAGATAATTTTACTGGTTTTTTCATAGTCACAAATTTACACTTTTTTTATTCAACAGGAGTTATTTTTCCGTTAGAATCTTTATAAAAATAATCCTTTGCCTTTGGTTCTTTCCCCATTACAGGTGTTACATTGTATTGGTAGAGATCGTTGAAGTAGGCATTCATCGCTTTTATCGCTCCAATATTCTCAACTTTATTAGGATTAAGAGAGTTGTAAACATCTTTATACTCACTATTATCGATCAATTGTTGTATACCCTCTTGAATATCTCTTGTTGTTGACAGTTTAGATGCAGAGGAGAATTTACGTTTAGCTCTTGCCTCTTGGTATTGTTTTACCATCTTCTCTTTCGCCTCTTTGTTTTCAAAATAGTCACTTGATAAAGTAGGTTCTTTCGGAGCATCTTCTGGTTTAGCAAGTTTAGCTTCTACTTTAGCCTGATGTTTAGCTAAATCTGCGTAATACTGAATTTGCGCAAACTTTTCAGCCTCTTGTTCAATATTACCCTCAGGCATTTTATCTATACGCTCCTTGTTTTTCTCAATCAGTTTGTTAAATTTATCACTAGCCACATTGGAGAGAGATTCATTAATAATTTTCTTCTGATCAGCAGGCATTCCAGGAATATCAACAGTTACAGAAACCAATCCATTTCCATCAATGTCAAAATCAAGTACCCCTTCAACCATGTTCTCTCCATTCTTATTTAAGATAATTATGTTCTGCTTGTCTTGAACATCTTTCTTAACAAGTTTCACTATATCCTTTAAGAACGGAATAGGTTTACCTGACAAAACAGCAAGCTGAGTAGCTAATGTTAATGAACCGGCTAGGAATTTATTAAATTCTACAACTTCAGGATCATTAACAAACTTACCTGCCTGATCAAAGAAATCTGTAATAGTAGCTCCCTTATATTTATCGCTTCCTGCTAATCTTTCAAACTCTCTCTGTAATTGATCAGCAATGACATCAGCAGGAGGAATGTACATCGTTGCCGTAGTATAAATAATTTTCTCGGCAGCTCCAAATTTCTCAGTATCAATAGGATCTTGGAAGTACATAGACTTTAAAGCGGCAGCAGCTCTTTCTTTTTGATCTGGATTATCTGTAGAATTATATAAAGTATTTAAAGCAGCTACAGCAATAGCACGTCCATTAGCCCCGTATTTAGAAGTAGCCACTGTTGTAGCTAGGTTTAATACCGTATTAAATGCAGTTTCCCATTGCCCTTCAGGAGTAGTAAACATCTCTACCTTCTTATCACCCATTTTCTTTTCTTCGTCATCTCCAAGAGCAGATTTCATTACAGCGTCAATAAGATTGTATATTACGTAGTACGATCCTAATCGGTAAGTGGAACCTAACATATCTTTAAATCCACCTGTAACATCTTTAAGTGTAGCCGCTTGCTTTCCTCCAGAAACAAAGTTTTTAACATCACGCCCAACAAAGTTGTTGAACATATTGGTCATTTGAGCAAAGGTGTCATTGGCACTTACCATACCCTCTTCATCCTTAATCTTTACACCAGGGAATATCTTCTTGATATCTGTTATAGGATTAGTGGCAACGAATTGTTTTCCTTGACCTTTGAATGCGCCACCTTTAATTCTTTCAATTTGTTGGTTTGCATATGATGATGCTTTCTGCATAGCGTAGAAATATTCATCATTATCAAAGTGTTTGGCTTCGTTGTACCTCTCTCCTGTTAACTCTTGGAATTTAGCGTCAAAGTCTGCCTTCCATTCTCCAACTGTTAGAGGACCGGAGATATTCATTAACACATTAACAGCATTGTTGTAGAAAGAAGATAGGTAATTTTTATCCACCTTCCCCTTGCCGTATGTTGCATATGTCTTCATACTCCAACTCATAAACTGAACGGGGCTATCAAATTTCTCCATTATCTTCTTAGCCTCCTGTGTTTGAAGAGGATTAATAGGACTTACTAAAGCTCTAGGTCCTATCTTAGCAACATTACTAATTTGGTTGAATATACCTGCCAATAGGTTGGTTGTAAACTCGGCAGGAGTTCTTACCTTACCTATTAAAGCGTAAGGAGCAAAACCTGCAAATAAACGAGTAACAACATTCTTAGCAGATTTTTCTAATTCAAAGTCTACACGCTTTCTATTCCAGTCTTGAATAGCTTGTAATATAGCCTTCTCGTCAGGGTTAGCATTCTCCTTAGCGTTTCTGAATACCTCATTTGTCTGTTGAATGGCATCGTTTAAATATAAATCACGAGAGGCTTCATAGATCTGAGTTGCCATTACTCTGTCAAGATTTAAATCGATAGCATCTTTAGGAGTCTCAAGCACACGAGCGTATGAAGATCCTGCACGAAGACCTCCAACCTTTCCTCCAGTTCCTGCAACTAAGTCAGCATCTTCCGCAGAAGATTTTCCGAGAGACTTTCTTGGGTAGTGTACGGCACTGATCTCTCCATTGATACCACGGATAGCATTGGCACTTACTAAAGCCTCTCCAATTTCTGTTTTATTTATTTTTTGAGTAGCCTCGTATAACTTATATTCAGCCTCTGACATTACAGATTTAGGATCCTGAACAAAAGCTTCGTAGATCTTAGTGTAATCTAATTTGCCATTAGTTTGGAAGCGAGGATCATTATTCAATTTAGAATAAATGTCATTGACGATATGAAGAGAACCATCATTGTGGTAAGCCTTCTTAACATCAGCCTTTTCTAAATTCTCGCCCCAGAAATCTTTTGTATCTGCCTTCTGATCCATAGCCTTACTAGCGTAGTCAAAGATGCTAGACAACATGGCAACACGAGTCGAGTAGTATTTGTCAGCCTTCACTGTAATGTTATCGCTTACTTTAGATCCTAATCCTTTGTCATATTCAGATCTCTTTACAACAACATCGCCCTTAAACTTATTGTCTTGACGAGCTTGGTAATACTGATCCATCAATCTTTCGTTGTTCTTACGCATCTTAGTAAATGCCGAGTTGATTGGTTGAATAATATTGTTGTAAATGGGACCTGTAGCTAAACCAAGAACGCGTTCTATTTGAGCAGGCTCTGTGAGCTTCAATAAGTTTCTCAACTTAGTCAAGTCAGGAGTGTTTAAAGACTTATAGATAGAAGCCAATTGATTGACAATGCTCTCCCCTTTCTTCTGACCTCTC